TAAATTGTTTCTGTGACGTCCTGCTCACACTCTGAGTTGAGGCAGATCGTTATTGTAGTGCTCGACGTGGATCCAGGCTCGAAGTCTACGACCTCGTTTTCTGTGTTGACGTGGGAGCACTCGTACAAACGGTCTTCTTCGTTCCATTCGTACTCGTGGCTCTTCATTACAACTGTTTGCTGCTGAGTCATTACAGGGCTTCCTGTTCGACCTGGACGTCATATCCGAGTCGTTTCATCAGAGCAATCGTGTTTCGTGTAAGCGTTTTTGTTACTGCGATCTGAGCGACCGTCTGGGAAGCTTCACACACTGGGTAGATAGCTTCTACACCGTAGTTTTTTGTGATCTTGACTGTTGCTGTCATATTAGTGGTTCCTTGTTGTTTTGTTGAGTTCTTTTCTGATGTCATTTATTGCTAGTTTTCCGTGTTGTTTTAGCTTCGGGACTAGAGACACCATATTCTTTATTCTTTCAATGGCACTTATAGCTTCCAGGTCTCCGCTTTGAAAACGTATGACACAGTTGTCGATATAGTCCATTTGTTGTACTAATGTTATTTGCATATAGGTGGTTCCTTTTCTTTTGTAAAAGTGTCTTGCGTCTACTACCAGCTTTGTATCGTAGAGTCGTTACCTCCTTCACGTTTTACAAGTCGAGTGCGTCCCTGCAACGGTCACGAACCGTTAGAGCAATTTCCCTATTGTTACTTAGCTGCTTTCACCAGTAATAGATGAAAGACACTTTTGAATTGTTAATTGTTTCGTTGTAATCTCATTCGATTACATTTTAATTATAGCACAGAAAACAGAAGCGTGTCAACTCTTTTTTTAATCTCTAGGATCTGACTTCCAGAACTTTGACTTTCTCAAGTAGTGGGCTTTGCGCTTATCGCCCCAGGTGTTCATATCTGCCACGTTCGACAGGCGATCCGCGAACTTGAGCATTATTCCGCGCTGCGTTTTGAGAAACGGGAAGTAGTAACCGACAGAGTCTTCTATACCTATTTTTGTAACCTCGCGAACGAGATCCGCTACATCTTTTCCGAACTCTTCCACAAGCTGTGTATAAGTCACGTCTGTGTCTTCTACTGTGTCGTGGAGCCAGCCCGCAGCTATTAGATTAGCGTCGTCAGTCACCAGCTCGAGTATGTCTGCTGTCTTCTCCGGGTGTAGTATAAACGGACGCCCGTCGTCGCGTTCCTGCCCTTTGTGGGCTTCGGTAGCGAATCTGATCGCTTTGATGATAATTGGTGAATTGTTCATTTGTTTCATAAATTGCCTCCTTTTTTTGATTTCTGCCAGTTATTTTTCTGCCACTGGCGGGGCTCTTTTTTTATACTCCGAAGTGAATCATTCCGCTGTTGTGTTCTCTGATCGCTAGATCATACATATTTTCAAAGTATTCTTGCAATTCGTCGCAGTAAACATTTTTTCTTTTGTTCAATTCTTTTATTTTGGTTCCGCGGACTGATGTAAGAGTGATCGTGTAGGTGTCATTCCATTCGAGTTTGACTTCCTGGACCCATTTGTAACCTCTTTTTCCGTTGACGTTAAAAGCTATTCTACCGTCGTGCTCTTTGGTGCTTTCTTCTTTGTAAAGCGGTCGAGCTCCCGTGTAGGCTAGTGCTCCGTTGAGTCCGAGACCAAGTTGCTGCATTGTTTCTTTTATATTCATTTGTGGTGGTTCCTTTCGTTACATACTAATAATAGCACGAAAAACAGAAGCGTGTCAATATCTTTTTACCTCTATCATTGGTATAATAGTCAGAGTCTGATAGCGAGTAGGGTGGTTCCGCTCGCTATTAGCACTTTATAGGGGTGTATCTCAGTTGTTTAGAGAGTCGGATTCCAAACCCGAAGGTCGGAGGTTAAAGTCCTCTCGCCCCTGCCATATTGTTTATTTTGGCGGCGTATTCGCTCTCATAACTTCGATCGACGGAAGCTCCGGGAACTCATACTCTGCGTGTAAAAAGTTATGCTGACAGCGCAGCAGTTTCTCTACATTTTCAGGGTTCCCTATTATAAAATTAGTCGCGATCCTGCCTAGCTTCCTCATAGACTTCGGATATATATGGTGTCTGTCAGGGCAATGAACGCCTCTCTTGTCTTCGCACTGTTCACCACCGCAGTCGACCTCGTAGACGTCCCCGGGTATAAACGCTAGTCCATTTTCACCGATAGGAAGTTGTCTCTTCATAGTAATAGTTTACAGATGTTCTATCCAAGAACCTACAGCTATTTAATTCTTGGATAAGTTCTACTAATCATTGTAAGTATTACAACTATCTTGTAGCTATAAACCTTATTGTGATTAGAAGATCGGAGGGAGCTTGAAGGCTACATAATAGGAGTCTTCGAAATAACAGATTGAATTGACAAAGTACTAAGGCAATAGGTATAATACACCCAGTTTGATTGGGCGATACTAGAGAACTAAAATATTCTCATATGAAACGAGGTAGCGAACCTCGTTTTTTTATTTACCTAACCTTATTGCGACCAGTTAGTCGTCGGTCACTCGTTCGCTGGTTCTTGTAATGCGTCCAGCTCAGGCTACATATTGCCGAGCCTGTTTGATTGGGCTCGGTCTGTATATAATTGCATATTGTAGTAGTGTAGTGCAAGCTGGTATTGTGATACAATGAAAACATAACCTTAAACAGGGAGAATGAAAGAAATGAACGAAGGAACCAACAAAATAGCAGATCAGGAATGGTTCTCGCAACCAGTAGAAATACAGGTAGAGCGTGACAATATATCTTGGCTGGAATCACTAAAAGAAATGAATCAAAAAGAGCTGATAGACTTTGCAATCTATCGCTATCAGGTTCCAGAAGGTGCTGCGAAAGTAGTCAACCGATCAGAGCTCGTGCAGATGATCGTCGTCTCAAACAAAGCCGGTGGCGGTGGCTCAGTGCTGCGTACCCGCTTTCAGTATCTTGAGGGTCTATCTAATATCCCTCAGTACACCCAGAAGATCCGCGGAGGCAGAAAACTATATCTGACTCGTGGTGACGGCGACACAATGCAAGTTTTCAACAAAGCTACTGGCGAGTGGGTAACTGGAAGAGGATCTCGACCTTTCGGGAACGTCGGACGATCTCCAGCTCCAGAAATGGCTCCGGGACCTATTGAGCAAAATACTGAACCTAAGCCACAAAGTGACGCCGGAGCAGTTGACGTCAAAGCGCTCGAAAGAGAAGCTCAGATCTACGCTCTACGACTTATGGAGCCGTCGCTCCACCGCTTGAAGCGCGAAGAGCTCGAGAATATAGTCCGCGCACTTGGAGAAGAAGAGACCGGCGACGACAAGTTCCCGGCTGTCGCAGATCTACTCGCGTATATTCGAAAACAGATCGGAACCGAAGAAGGTGGCAAAATAAACGCAACCGCGGAAGGCGCCAACACTCCACCACCTCAGCAAACTAATAAAGACGAAGGGAGTACGCAATAATGGAATCAGATATGAGAGAAGATAGAAACAAGGCAGTTGAAAGAAGAACTTCGCTTCAAACAGTCGGCAATATGCCCGTGACCGACAGACCGCGGACCAGCTACGAATTAGCTATGGACAACCTGGACTCAGAGATCGCACAAGCTGATGAACTGTTCTCAGTGCTGGTAGACAGGATCAGACCTGTACTTAAAGACGACGACGCTAAGCTAGACGCAGGAGAGTCTCCAAGCCCGTCATATTCAAGCCAAGCAGCTCGAGATCTACAGAATCGAGTAACCAGGCTCCAGAGGCTCAGATACTCAATCAGTGCAGTCCTCGACTTAATGGACCTGTAAACAAACGATAATTCACTTAAAATAAGGGAGAACCCCGATAATGATAGACCTAGATATAACCTCAATGCCGCTTGTTTTCATAGACGTGGAGACGACTGGCTTTAGCGCTACTAAAAATAGAATGATCGAAGTCGCTGCGACTCGTGTCGAAGGTGGGAAGGTAACGCAAGTTGTATCTACATTGCTATCTATGCCGGACGAAGTACACCCGAAGATCACTGAAATTACCGGGATCAAACAGGAAGACCTGGTCGGCAAGCCAGAGTTTATAGAGATAGCACCGCAGTTGATGAGAATACTGGACGGTGCTATTTTCGTTGCTCACAATGCAAAGTTTGACTACGCGTTCTTCAAAGAAGAGTTTCGACGTATCAATGAAGAGTTCTCAGCAGTCACTCTATGCACTGTCGAGCTATCAAAGTTATTCTTCCCTAGCCAGGCGAATCACAAACTACAGACACTGATCGAACTACATCAATTCACGTTCACAGACCGTCACAGAGCCGAAGACGACGCAAACATACTCCGGCAGTTCCTGGCGCTTATCGAGCGTGACTTCGGTATCGAAAACCTGAGAGCAAATTGTCAGAGAGTACTTATCTAATGGAAAGCGACGACAGCGAGCTCAGAGCTGAGATCTGGCAACACCAAACACTCCAGGAGGCTCTTCGTGATGTAGTCGCTCGAAGCAACACAGGCTACAGTTATCAAGAGCTCCAGACAGTCGACGAAGAGGATCTCGGTATCTCGGATCGAAAGGAAGAGATCGACGACGTAGATCAGACCGTGAATCTTCTCGGACACCTTTTCGTTCACTACAAGAATAATCGAGTCGCTAAGCCTACGACTGACGACGGGAATGATATGTGGGACGAACAGAAACCCTGGACTGTATTCAAAGGTGACTACACAAAACAGTACTATGATATAAAACTTACTGACGGCACGATTATTAGTCATTGCTATCCTAACGCCGGGACGTTTCACCCAGAAGCGCAGAAGAGAGTTGACGGGGATCTAGTGAGTCATATTAGAGTTTCTAAAAAGCAGTTCGAATGGTAGAGAAAACATAATGGCTAACTCGGTCGGTCCACCAACAAAGTATAAAGTTGAATATAACGACTTAGTCTATAAGCTCGCGTTGCTGGGATCCAAAGACAAAGAGATAGCTAACGTACTTGATATATCAGAAGCGACGTTGAATACTTGGAAGAATGAACACCCTCAATTACTGGAGTCCCTAAGAAACGGCAAAGAAAAAGCTGACGCAGAGATAGCCAACTCACTTCGTAAACGTGCCGAAGGTTATGAGTACACAGAAATGCAAGCGATCAAAGTCAAAGAAGTTCTCTATGAGAATGGCAAACGCCTCAAAGAGACAGAACGTATTGAAATGGTCCCGGTCAAAAGAGTTCAACCGCCGGACACGTCAGCGTCAATTTTCTGGCTGAAAAACCGTAAGAGTAAAGTCTGGCGCGATAAGCACGAACTAGAGCATACTGGTGACAGTAACCCGCTTCGAACAGTAACCAACGAGGACTTAGATGAACGAATCAGACGATACACAGAACAAAGACGAACTGACTCTCCTACTTGATGAGTCCGATCGTAGGCAAGGCAGAGAGTCCCGCGCCTTCTTTGTCAATACCTTCTTAAAGACATTCGATCCGCGACCGGAAGCATATCCTCACCATATATTGTTTCTTTTGTACGACTTCCAAGAGACACTGATAGAAGACATTTATGACGCAATCAAAACAGGAAATGATCTATTTATTGAGAAGTCTCGCGATATGGGCGCGTCCTGGTGTGTTCTAGCGGTTATCTTCTGGTGCTGGCTATACGAGGAAGGCTTCCAGGCGCTAGTCGGATCCCGTAAAGAAGAGTACGTCGACAAGGACGGGGATCTCAAAGCCCTATTCCCGAAGCTCGACTATATGATCGAGCACTTACGAGGTGAGCATATTCTACCCGAAGGCTTCTCGATCACTAAGCACCGTACCTATATGAAGCTGATAAACCCGATCAATGGCAACGCGATCACCGGTGAATCTAGTAACTCTAACTTCTCTCGCGGTGGTCGTTTCAGTATTGTATTGTTTGACGAGTTCGGCTTCTGGCAACACGCGAAGCAAGCCTGGACTGCTGCCGGTGACGCGACCCGCTGCCGATTAGCTATAACAACACCGCCGGACGTGCCGAGCTATGCCAAAGTGATCCGCTTCGGTGAGAAGATCAAAGTTATTACACTACACTGGTCGCAGCACCCGGAAAAAGACCGAGCCTGGTATGAAGGCGAAGAGGGGCGTCGAACACCGGAAGAAATGCTACACGAGATAGATATTAGCTGGGAGTATTCAGCTACTGGTAGACCATATCCAGAGTCTGATAACTTACCACTCGGCAGCTATTCGTACGATCCAGCACTTCCGCTGTACGTTTCACTGGACGTCGGACTCGACGCTGTCTCTATCGGCTGGTATCAGCCCGTGCCTAACACTGACTGGTGGACTCTTGTCGACGCGTTTGAGAAGTCAGACAAGATCATTGACTGGTTCTATCCGTTCTTTGGTAAAGCAATAGACAACAGCGGAGCTCATACCTACACCGACGACGAGCTCGAGTTCATTGATAAGGTCAGATACTGGAAGCAAGCCGTATTCTACGGGGATCCGTCTGGCAAAGCTCGCCATATAGAATCACGAGAGAGCGCCTACAGCAAGCTACAGACGCAAAGTATATATGTTATGGTCAACGACAAAGAGAATGATTGGCTAAGCCGTAGAGACGCCACGAAGCGCTTCTTGCCACGTCTACGCTTGAACGATACTCCCGGGACTCGCTGGTGGAGAAATTGTATAAGCTCTGCTCACTTCCCTAAGCGTCCAGACAACTCACAGGCGGTCACAGCTATAGTCAAGCCAGTTCACGACTGGACCAGTCACCACCGGACACAGACTGAGTTCTTTGCTGTCAATTACAAGGTCCACAATATACCAACACCGCCAGTTCAGAACGTGACCGCACGTCCACGACGCTACGACTCAACGGGAAGACTCATATCGTGAACGTGTGTCTAACGTGGTCGGACCGTTGATTATCGACGTATTAACGTAAGAAAACGCATATTTATCGCTAAAACAGCAGTTTTCGGGTAGAATAAACATAAAGGGGAAGCCGTAGCAATGAACGAAGAAAAAGAATACAGTACACGGGATCAGGGCTTCGCCGCTTATTTAATGACAAAGTTTATGTTTCTTGAAGCCGTCGACACTGGTGTCAAACACGGCAATGGCAAGTACACCACCAAAGAACTAATTTTTCTCATTCCAGCCAAAGAGGATATGAGCAAACACCAGTTCGATTATGTAAAGGGGACCGAAGCCAGCCAGACTCCTGCGAAAGTTATGTTTGAAAAAATGAGACTGGTCCGACAAAGTTGTCGCCAGCCTCTCAACACCAAGAAAGGCGCGTAGACAATGACAGGTAGCCCAGATAAAGAACCAGAGACTCCAGAGCTAGAAGAGACGAAGAAGGAAGCCAGCTATACCGAAGACGCTGACGTCTGGTATCAGCGTTTCGAGCTCTCTTATAATAATCAAAAGAAAATGTTCAAGCGCTGGGGTGAGTGGTATGAAGCTCTCTACGCTATAAAGAACTACAAGAATATCGGCGCCTGGCGTTCAAAGATCTTCGTACCGATTATGTCATTCAAAGCCTGGACGATCGTGTCTAAGCTCTTGGCAATGAGACCGGGCTTCTCCGTGAAGATATATGACAAAACCTACTCTGACGAAGATCGAGCTCGTGCTGAGAAAGCTAACCTGAAACTTGAATACGACTATGACAACCCAGAAATGGACGAATCTATTCGTGATCGTATGTATGACTCCCTAGCAGACGCTGTCGTTGTCGGTACTGGCTTCGCGCTTGCTACCTGGGTATCTGGTACTAAAAAGACGTACAACCATATGACAGATCCTGATACTGGCTTGATTGACTGGAGCGAGGACGAAATGACCGAGACTGAGTTCGGCTACAACGATCTACAGCCGGTCAACCCGTTCGACGTGTTCGCGGCTCCCGGTGGTCGTAACTTTGAAGGTAAGCCGTGGATCATTATAAAACACCCGGGAAAGTCACGAGCTGAGCTTTTGTCTTCCGATCTCTACGATCCAGAAGTCATTAAGACACTGACTCCAGCCGAGAAGTCAAAAGACTCTATCACGAAATACAAGCAGTCTCGCAACCAACTTATAGGCAAAGGAACCGAAGACCAGCAAAGCACTGATGATACTGTTGATAGCTTCGATATGTACGAGTGCCGCGAGAAAACAGCTGACGGCGTTCATATCTGTACGTTTCTTGAGATCGCACGAACCGGTGAAGAGGCTGAGGAAGAGGGCGGAGACGAAGCGTCTAAGAAGCCTAACTGGTACAAGATACGATCTGAGAGTCAACCGTACTGGCACGGCAAGTACGATCTAGTTACCTACTACATACGACGTCGACCGCACGACTGCTGGGGTGAATCTATCTTCGAAGTTACTGAATCAATGGCAAACGCTTACAATGACGTAGTCAATCAGTTCGCTGATAACCTGAATATTGCCGGTAATGGCGGTATCTTAATGCACGAGACTAGTACGACGATCTATGACTTTCACTATGCTCCGGGTGGTGAAGTTCGCTACTCAGGTACAAAACCAGAGTTCGAGAAACCAGAGAGCCCAGATATAGCGCTATTCGACACTATGCTCAATATGCTCGACGGCGGTATCAGTAACTCTACTGTCAGCCCGTACGCCAGTGGAACACCAGCCGACGCGACAGATAAGACACAAGGGACCGCGTCAGGTATTGCCAAGCTCCAGGAAGCGTCTGGTGAAATCACTACATTCTTGAAGTCAAACTTTATGCAGACACTCAAGCAAGTCGGTATCAGGTGGCTATCTAACAACCGTCAATTCCTAGACGACGATCTTATGCTCGAATCACAGAGCAATGGTAAACGTCGCAATGTAAAGATCGGAAGAGACGACTTCACAGCTAAAATGGTTATGACCATAGACGAGGCTTCAATGCAGCCGTCTACTAAGGAAGAAAAGCTCGAAAGTACGAAAGACTGGCTTGCTCAATTATTCGTATTGCAGGATCGCTCATACGTCCAGTCCGGTATCAGCTCACCAGCTGAGGGAATGGATCCAGTACCACCACCGCTCGGAGAGACCGGAGAGCCGATCGTGAAGCCTATGATCCTAGACCTCGAGAGGCTTGGAACCTGGCTATCTGAGCAATATGGAATCACGGAGTTTGAACAGTTCCTCGCAAGCACTACAGGTGAAGAAGATCCAGCGAATACGAATGTTGTCAATGCCATTCGTTCTCTACTGGAAGAGGGCGAACTGGAACCAGATCAAGCGCAGTATATAATTGACAGCATTGAAGGAAGGGGAGATAAAGTTTATGACGAACCAGAACAAACAGACTCAGAGAGTCTCGAAGCAGCAGAACCCGTCGGTCAGACTGACAGCATTAACCTCGAGGCTTAAACACGTTACGCTCATAAAGTCATTGCTCCAGCACGAGGGCTGGATCGAGCTAGAAAATACAATGAGGGCTCAGGTCAAGCGGAAGCGCATAGCCAGAGACTCGCTGAACTTTGATAGCCCGGCAGCCGACTTCCTGGCGTTCAAAGAGAAGGCTAGTTTTGTGACTGGCTTCATTCAGGGCGCTGAGTATATGCTTCTCGACGTCGGAGCTTGTGTTCAAGAAGAGGGCGATCTAATCAAAAAGATCAAAGAAATAGAGTTAGAGCTCAAAGGTAGAAAATGAGTTTAACCGACAAAGAGTTCACCCCGGAGCCGGTCGCTGACGAAAACGGTGATCTACACAAGCCTGAGACATTCGAGATCGGCGATCCGTCGACTTGGAAGAGGATCTCAGGCAAGTACTGTCAGGCTCACAATCTGATAGAGGACCCGTCAGAGAAGGACTTCGAGGCGCTACAGTGTACTCGGTGTCCATTTAAGTGTTTAGTACGAGCAAGAGTTGAAGCACAGCAAACATAAGCATATAATCAAGTAAAAGGAGATCATTATGTCAGATACAAGAGATAACAAACGAAGATTCTATAACGAAGGTGCTACGAGTACGCTCAGCCGCCGAACTAAGACGATCACGTTCGAGGGTGATCCAGCACCGGCGGTCGGCACTACAGCGCTAGTCGGAGCAAACAACGACCTCGACTTCACCGCAGCAAGCAACGGCGTCGCTGGTAACTTGATAACTGTCGCATATCTCGCTCCTGTGAGCGTAGACGCACCGCTGAGCGTTTCTGTCGTCGATAATGCAATCACAGTCAACCTAGCAGGGAACGGCGGAACTGATGAAGTCCAGACAATCACGCTTGTCGCTAATGGTGGCAAGTTCTCAGTCGGTTATAAAGACCAGGTGTCTATGCCTATTGAGTTCAATGCAACGGCAGCAATCGTGCAAACTAGAATCGAGTCTATGCTGTCAGTCGGCGCCGGTAATGTAGGCGTCACAGGCTCAGCTGGCGGACCCTACACAGTAACTTTTGGCGGCGACTTAGCAGGATCTAATACTGCTATTCTAACTGTCGACACTACAAGGCTTCGACCGTACAACCCTAAAGTCGTCGTAGTAGTTACGACTCAAGGATCAGCAAGCCCAGCAGTCAATGAAGTTCAGAAGTTCCACTTGCAAAACGGAGTAATCGGAACTTTCACGTTGACGTATAGCGGTCAGACTACTTCTGCGCTCGCTTTCAACGCCAGTGCTGCGACAGTGCTCGCTGCTCTTGAGGCTCTATCTAATATCGGAGCCGGTGACGTCACAGTTACGAAGTTAGCGAACCAGTTCACAGTGACCTTCGTCAACGCTCTAGCTGCGACAAATGTAGCCAAGCTAATAGGCAACCCGGCTGGACTAATGAGCGCTACCGTAGCCGTCGGAACTCCGGGCGTAGACTTTGCGTCAGGATCCACAGCAGCTCAAGTAGACGCAGCAATCGACGCAAGCGTCCCGGCAGCTGCTCTCGTAACTCCCTCAAACAAAGCAGCAAACAACGGAACAGGTGTCGTCACTCCAATGGAAGCGATCACTCTAGCGGGTGGTAAAGACGGTATCGGAACACAGAACGGACTCATTCCACTCTTCAAGGTATCTGGATCAGTCCAGGCAGCTATGACACTAGCAGGATCAGTATTGCCAGTCGGTGCTACTGCGACTCTAATCGGTGGTACTACAGTAGACGACGACGCTCTCATAGCTTCAATCGTAGCTACTACTATCACCCCAGGACGAACGGTCCAAAGAGCTGGACTAGTGACAGTCGGGGCTACTCCTACGACAACGCCACACCAGGCACTGACAGACGGTCAAACTGTTTACTTGAAAGTCGGAACAGCTGATATTACAGCTGGAAAGATAGACGCGACACTTTACTTTATGAGGAATAGCTCAGAAGCCGAAGTAATAACATTGTAAAAACATAAGTGTGATAATATACTAATATAAATAAGCCTAACAGCGAAAATGGAGCATAAGTCAAATGGACGACGATCAGGAGCTAGAAACTCAAGTAACCAACGCAACCAACTCAGACACGAGTGACGACGCGGATCAATCTACGGATCTCCAAGATACGGGGAACCGAGAAGAGCAAGGTCAGAACAATGACGCCGACGAAGAACAGAATCAAGACGACGACAAAGGTGACAACACCGGCGACGACGCTGATCTGGAAGACGAAGACGAATCAGAAGACTACCTCCCGCCTTTCGACCTATCGCCTACTGCTACAGGAGCACAGCAGAATAACCAGGCAAGTAACGCTCAGCCCTTTGACATTAAGACATTGCGAGACGAGAGTGGCACTATTGACCCTGCCAAAGCGAACGAGGCTATTGAAAAATATGCTCAGGAAAAAGCTGAAAAAATGCTCAACCAGTTCACTTCGGGAAGCCAACAAGAAACACAAGCTCGTAACCAGTTGTCGGCACAATGGACCAAGTCAGCGACGAAATACCCCGCAGTAACTAAGAGTAAAGACTTAGTGAAGATAGCGAGTGATCTCCACCTGAACAGTATTACCGCAGCCCGTGAGGGTCGAGGTAGATATGTCAGTCCTATGGCTGCTATGAAGCGTGTTGACGCTATGCAGCGCCGAATTGCTAAGAACAGCTACAACTCAGCCAAGTCCAGGAAGTCTGTCGTAAAGACAGGTGGAGCGGAGAGACCTGGTGGTAAAGGTAACGCAAAAGCACCTGCTAGTGATTATCAGACGGCTCGCACTCAAGCGCAGTCCGACGATCCGAAGATCGCAAAACAGGGAAGAATGGAAGTACTGCGTCTCAGAAGAGAGAACCGCGAATCTTCCTAAGTAAAAGTCTTATAGTCTGGCTCCATTTAACTACAGTAACCAACTAAATTAACCAGGAGAAATAATGCTATGGCAGCACCAGAGAAAACTTATGATAACGCTTCGATCCGCGAAGATCTATCGAATGAAATTGAAAATATCAGTCCTATAACTAACTTCTTCTTGAAGAATATGCAGAAGACAAAAGCTAAGGCGACTACTCATATCACCCTAGTTGAAGAGCTCAAAGCACCAGGAATAAACTCAGTCGTTGAAGGTGCAGCGACAGCTTTCGGAGACAGGACCCGTCCTACTCGTGTTGACAACCTCACTCAAATTATCGAGATCCCTTTCAGTGTTTCAAGTACTGAGCAATGGGTAGACCACGCCGGTATGGGTAAGCGCTACGATCACGAAGCCGAGAAAGCTATGAAGGAATGGGGCAACGACGCAGAGTTCGCTATTGTCCGTTCTGTCCGTCAAACAGGTAACGCGTCTACTGCGCGTAGAATGGAAGGGATTATACCTGGTATCACTACCAACATAATCGACGGAAATGAGACATCTGTGTGGAACGAAGATATGCTTAATGACCTCTCCGAGCTTGCTTGGTGGGAAGGTGGAGCACCAAAAGACTTGTTCGTCGGTCCTGCTCTAAAACGTGCTACGTCCGGCTTCACACAAGGTGATAACCAGTTTGACGCAAGCAAAAAGAAAAAGGTCAATACTGTTTCTGTTTACGAAGGTGACTTTGAAGTTATCGACATTCACTTGCACCGTTTCGTTGATGACCAGGCAGATACCAGCTACAAGGCTCTATTGCTAGAACTTGATAAGTGGGCTCTTGCTTATGGTGAAAAACCGTTTGAAGAGGAACTACCTACTGCCGGTAACGATAAGAGAGGTCACGTCCGTGGCGAGTTCACTATCGAAAACCGTGCTGAGAACGCAAACGCGAAAGCCTTTGACGTATTAGCTGCTGCTGCCTAAGCAACAGCGAACTAATGGGAGGGGCTCTACCCTGAGCCTCTCCACCTAATTGAAAGGATCCGCGCAAAGTGTCAGACTCCGAAGCAGCAATAATCTCGAAAGAGGAACAGGCGAAGCGACGAGCTAATACCGAGGCAATGATCCAATCAATTATAGATCTACCGAGACCGGGCAAATGGCAGACAGCCCGCGACATCTGGATCAGCCTCGCACCTATAAATGCAAAAGCGCACAATGAAGCGTGTGAAGAAGTCAAAGAGATCCGCGCCGGACTGATCGACAAGAAGTACGGTAGAACGAAAGCGGCTCTCGGACTGGATCCTAACCAAAGATCTAACGGCAAAACTAAGCTACGAATGGTAGCGATATTCCCAGCACCTCTCGAGAAGTACAGCTTAAAAGACTGGCTAAAACGTGTAGATCCTGAGTTCTTACAAGAGCCAAGAGGCACAGAGTACAGACTCAACTGGCGACAGGTATACAAAGCCTTCCCGGAGTACACGATCCCCGAAGAGGTAGATGATTATTATGAAGGAGTAGATAAGCCCGAAGGAGATCCTAAAAAATGAGACCGCAGACAACACTCGACCAAGCACTAGTAGCACTCGCTTTCTTATTAAACCAATCACAGGCGCCAACTGCCGAGCGAGCCCGCTGGCAATTTTTTGTTACTTCCGCCGTAGAGCGTCTCTACCGCTCTTTCGACTACGATACGAGTCTTCGGACCGTTTCACTCACAGCCAACGCCAGCGGTGTCATAGATCTAACCACAATAGCTGATAAGCTCGGTATAGTCCCAGCCATTGAGTCAATCGACAATGGGCTCCAGAATCTTACCTATGTTATGGCAAAAGACGCCATAGAATACGTTCAAGGTGACTACAAATGGTGGCTTACACTCGACGCTTCCGGCAATTATAAAATGAACGTGACTGATCCGGGCTCTACCTACACAATCAGATATTACGAAGCTCCAGCAATAACGGCACTCCAGGCTACCGCGTTTACGAGAATGGTTATCGCTAAAGGTGCATTGATCTACTACCGACTCGCTCAAGATCCAGAAGCTGATACTAGTATTGAAGAGGACGCTTTCAAGCAAGAAGTAGCCGAAGTTATAGAGCTCCAGAATAGGCGACGACCGCAACAGTTCGCTACTTCTCACAGAGACGTGTACGGTCGACCAATGGGGAGCACCGACTAATGCTGAGCGCCACTAAGCAAAACAAACGGCGCGGACGTCGTAGAGAGATACTCGAAAAAAGATATCTGAACCCCGGCAAAGGTATCAATGTTTACGTCTCAGAGCAATATATAGACGACAAAGAAGGCTCTGGATCTATGAACTCGACTATAGTTGAGTCTGGTGGTATCACAAAGCGCTTCGGCTGGGAGAGAGTAGGGCTCGGACTTACAAACGCACCTCGAGGGCTTGCGTCCTACTATCCAACTGGAGCTGCTCCACTAATGGTTACTGTTGACGGAGATACCCTGAAATATCTCAACACAAGCGTCTGGACCGCTCTACCAGCGATCACTTTCAGCACAGCTCCGACTCGGATCGGCTTCGTCCAGGCTCAAGGTAGACTGTTTATATGGAACGGCGTCGACGCTGGATCTCAGCTTAGCGGGACTACACTGACGCGACCGACTACCA